ATGTCTAACCGAATCAACACCGTGGCGGAGGCCGCTCCTCAGCTCCGCAAGACCGAGGCGGGGCTCCGCTGGTATCTCCGCCAGCCGGACTGCCCCCTGAAGACCATCCGGATGGGATCGCGCATCTACGTGACCCAGTCGAGCATCGACTCACTTCTCGCTGGCGAGATCCCGGCAGCTTCGTGATGAACGCGATCGACGTGTTCCGTTACGACGGAGCCGAAGTGCGCATCGTCATCAGCGAAGCAGGTGAGCCCTGGTTCGTGGCCGCCGACATCTGCCGCGTCCTAGGCATAGTCAATGCTCGCGACGCTCTCAACCGCCTGGACGAGGACGAGAAGGGGGTCGGCACTACCGACACCCTTGGCGGCTCGCAGCAGGTCAACATCGTGAGCGAGGCCGGTGTCTACGGACTCACGTGGACCAGCCGCAAGCCCGAAGCGCATTCGTTCCGCCGTTGGATCAAGCACGAGGTGCTGCCGAGCATCCGACGTACTGGCTCCTACGCAGTGACACCAACTCTGCCGAAGTCGTACGCCGAAGCACTCCGCGAGCTCGCTGGCACCGTTGAGCAGAACGCGGCGCTCGAGGCGAAAGTCGCAGCCGATGCCCCGAAGGTGTTGTTCGCCGACTCAGTATCGACCTCAGCGACGGCGATCCTCGTCGGGGACCTCGCAAAGATCCTCAAGGGCAACGGCGCTGACGTCGGCGCGAACCGCCTGTTCGAGATGCTGCGGAACGACGGCTATCTGATCCGCCGCAAGGGCACCGACTGGAACATGCCGACGCAGCGGTCCATGGAGCTTGGCCTCTTCAAGGTGAAAGAGACTGCGGTCACGCACTCCGACGGTCACGTGACGGTGAACAAGACACCGAAGGTGACCGGCAAGGGTCAGGCGTACTTCGTGAACCGGTACTCGACACTTCGGGCGGTGGCCTGATGGACGTGGCCAGTGACGCCCACCTGGGTCCAATCATCCGGCGCGTGCGTGAATCCCACCAGCTGAACGTTCAAGCGATCGCTGCACGAGCGGGCATCAGCACTCGGATCCTCATGCGGGTTGAGGCCGGCGAGGTCGTTCCAACCGACAGCTGGATCCGGCGCGTGACGTTCGCAATCGCCAGCCTCATGCCCGCACCATCGCCCGTCTGCAAGCTCGCGGGATGCGACGGAACCCACCAAGACCTGCGCCAGATCATCGGCGCCAAGAAGAAAGCCCCTGGGAATCAGAGCGCCAACTCTGCCAGGGGCGAGATCGCAACCAACCGCCAGGAAGGCACGAACATGTCTACAACGAACACCGTACAGCCCACGCCCGACAACGCGCGACCCCCGATTGGGTGCACCACGCTCGGCTGCGACAGCTCCGGAATGCACGAGAAGAACGAGCCTCTGTGGCACCACGCCATGTCCACCGAGGGTGACGGCTGGAGCGTCTCCGTCGACCGCTTCGAAGGTCAGGAGAACAGGTGGGTCGTCTACGTCGTCGTGGAGAACGAGCAGCCCCTCAGTGCAGACGTCTTCTCGGCGCTGTCGCAGGCGTACGAGACGGCGAGCGCTCATGCCTCGCAGCTGAACCGTCACCCCGCGGCGGTGACCCGATGAAGGCGTGGGAGCCGACGCCGTCCGAGCGCCGGAAGTTTCAGGGCTACGGGGTGGAGTTCCGTGAGGCGGAAGCGCACGGTGTCCGGATCACCGAGGTGGACGGTCACGTCGGCCGGGCGGTCACGCTCTACTACCGGATCCCGTCGCTGCGGAAGTTCGTCGTCTACTACTACGCCGGCACGACAGTCCAGGAACGTCGCCTGATCACCGCATGGGGTCGCGCTCTGCCCGCTGGCGGGTGGGCACGCCACATCGACCGGTGGCGTCGTCGCCACATTTGCGGCCGAGCCGTCTTTGTGCAGGAGATCGCGCTCCTCGCTGATGATCCGTTCGCGCAGCTCGAGCTCGAGCTGATGATCGACGCGGCCAGCGAGGTGACGGCGTGAAGCGCGGAACCATGATCGGCATCGACGAGGATCCGGATTGGGCCGAGGTCTCCGAGTATGACGAAAATCTGGACGCCTACCACTGGGGTCCGCTGCTCGAGATAGATCTGCCTGGCGTCGTAGGGCCGAATGAGCCAAAGCCGTCTATCTGCATCGAACGCTTCGACCGTGTCACCGAAGACCGACAGCACCAGATCGTCGGTGACTACGCGATCGCCCTCAGCTTTGATCTAGCGGGCATGAACCTGACAAGCCCGGACGATCTTGACGTATTCGCAGACCGGTTACGGGAAGCGGCACAGGAAGTCCGCGCCTTCATGAAGACCGAGGGCTTCACCGAAGTTGTAACGGATCGTCGCGCGTGACGCTCTCGACGATGCCGACGTCAGTTCGCTGCCTTGTCCCGGCGTGCACGGCCTACGCAACTGAGCACGCTGACCACCCGCACGAGTCCGATCGCTTCGACCACCCGAAGTGGTCTGTCGCCGTGCAGAAGCACGACGGCGAGCAGCACTGGATCGTGCAGGCATCCCTCACCAACACCAACGTGCTGACCGCCACCGAGGCCATCAGCCTCGCGAACGACATGCACTACGCCGCAGCGGAAGCAGCGCGGCTGAACAAGCACATCCAGGAGGACCGATGACCGTCTCCATCTACATCCCATCGACACTGTCCGCCGGCGCCCGCCAGGCGCTCACCGACATGCTCAGTGGCACCACCGAGGTCACTTCGCTCGTCGACACCGAGCAAGGCCTCTGGACCGTCTCCGACGCGGAGGCGGTCGCCGTGGAGCTCGAGCAGGCTGGGTACGGCGTGCGGAGCCGCACGGGCGCGTTCGCGTGGACAATCGAGCCGCACAGCCCGCCGAATCTGGGCACGGACTTTCTCGACGACATCACGCCAGCGCTGGCGATCGTCGAGCAGATCATGGCCGACACCAACGCTGTCCGCACTCCGAAGAACCCCGGTGTCGTCGACAACGACGCAGGATTCGGTAGCTACGGACTCCTCATCGGCGTGCTCAACATCCTGCAGCTCGCCGACCACGATCTTCGGGGCGATCTGCAGGCACGGCCTGCATCGGTTCAGTTCCCGATGGTCGCCCAGGTGCTCGCCCGACACATACGACGAGAGGCGGGACAGCTGTGACTGGGGTGCCCCAATCAGAAGTCACCGCGCACGACTTCGTGATGGTGCGCGCCGCACTCGTGCAACGGCTCGGGAGCGCCAACAACGCACTGGTCTGGACCCGGATCCACTTCCGCTGCTCAGACGGCGCACAACGGCACGTCGATGACAACGGCATCGCTTGGTGGCGCGCCTCGAACGAGCAGATCGGCGAAGAGGTCGGGCTCACCCCGGATCAGGTCTACAAGGCGACTAGCGCGATGAGGAAGGCGGGCTTCATCGAGTCAACCGAGCACCGGCTCGCTGGCAACTACGACCGCACACAGTCCTGGCGCACCGTGGTCGAGGGCGACGAACTCGACGTCGTCGATCGACGGAATGGAGTCCGTCATACGACGATCATGAGTCCGTCAAACGACGATCAGGACGCCGTCGATCGACGGAATCTTCCTCTTAGTCAAGACACTCTCTCTACGTCGGACGTCGCAGGAGCGACGATCCGTGACGACGTCAGGGAAATCCTTGACTACCTCGACGCAGCAATCGAGCGGAACGACGCGAAGAAGCCGTCACGGACGAAAAAGAACCTCGACGCCGCCCGCCGGCTACTCGACAACGACGGCCGCACTGTCGACCAGGTCAAGAAGGCCATCGACTGGGCCACGACCGACTCCTTCTGGCGCTCCAACATCCTGTCGATGGCGAAGCTCCGGGAGAAGTACGACCAGCTGCGACTCAGCGCGCAACGAGCGGAGCAGCCGCAGCAGAACCGCCAGCCCGCCTACGCGGGCCGAGAGGAATACCGGGCACCCGAATGATCGACAACGACATCCCCTACGCGGAGCTCGCCGTCATCGGAGCAGTCATGCACACCGACGGCAAGGCGCTCGACCGCATCGCCCTCGCCGGCCGCGATTTCGAGGACGCCCGCCACGGCGCGCTCTTCGACCTGATGCGAGAGCGCCACGACCGCGGCGAACCTGTCGATCACATCACGATGAGCGTGCTGCCGAAGATGGATCCTCTCTTCATCGACCGTGCGTACGAAGCGGGCTGGTCCCATGCAGTGGTGACAAGTCACGCCGAGGCGGTCGCAACCGCGGCGCTCCGACGCCGTCTCGCCGCCGTTGGCAGCCGCCTGCAGCAGCTTGGCGGCGCCGCAGAGGCAACGGAAGCGGAGCTACGGGAGCTTGCTTACGGCTTCCTCGATGCGGCCATGGGGTCCTCTGTCTCCCAGGTCACCTACCTCGCCGACATCGTCGAGGAGACAGTGCAGTACATGACCGAGCAGCAGCAGTTCGTCCCAACGCCGTGGCCGAAGCTCAACCAGATGATCGGCGGGCTGCGACCTGGCGCGCTGTACGTCTTCGGTGCCCGGCCCGGTGTCGGTAAGACCGTCGTCGCGCAGAATCTCGCCCAGACACTCGCACGACATGGCGGTGTCTCGTTCAGCTCCCTCGAGATGGGCCGCTACGAGCTCCACCAACGGTTCATCGCAGCGAACAGCGAGATCACCCTGTACCGGATGAAGAACGGCAGGGTGACCGATGCCGACGTGCAGACCATCCGGTCGAATGTCAGCCGGGTGTCGCCGCACGTCGCGATCGATGACCGCTCATCGGTTGGCCTGGCGGAGATCCGCCAGCACGCCCGTCAGGTGCAGCACGACGGCGGACTTGCCGGCATCGTCGTCGACTACCTGCAACTCATGGAGGGCACGCCCGGCACGAGCAGGCAGGAAGTCGTTGCCGCGTTCTCTCGCGGCCTCAAGATCCTCGCTCGCGACCTGCACGTGCCCGTCATCGCGCTGTCGCAGCTGAACCGAAACAGCGAGTCGACCCTGTCCGGGCAGCCGAAGCTGTCCGACCTCCGCGAGTCCGGCGCGATCGAGCAGGATGCCGACCTCGTCGTGCTGCTGCACCGCGAGAAAGACCCGCAGACACAGAAGCTCGACGAGTTCAGCATCACGTTCGACGTCGCGAAGAACCGCCACGGCGAGACGGGCATCGTCCGGCTCGACTGGGACGGCACCCACTCCCGAATCACTGACCCGACAGCACACCCGATCCAAGGAGCAGCAGCATGACCATCGACCAGCAGGCTCAGGAAGAAGCCACCGTCAACCCGACCGTTCTTCTGTCGCTCGCTGCAGCTCGAGCACGTCACCGGCTAGGTGAGGCTCCGGGCCTGGTCGCCTACGTTCGGACGCTCATCACCCCGGCAGGGGCTCAACGCTCGGACGGGCTCCCCCGCCCTGCGTCGAAGGAAGCGCCGGCGCCTCTCCGAGTGGACGCTGTCGACGAGTCGGACGCTGCATACGCGCAGCTGCTCAACTGGGTCGCCTACTGGTCCGAGACCCTGCATATCGCTCCCCCAGTCACAGCGGCGTACGCGTGGTCGAACAGCCGAGAGGTGCAGGGCTTCCGCGCCGGCGTCACTCCAGAGGGTGCAGCCGTCCTGGTGCGGAACTCGACCGTGTGGCTTCTGCTGCACCAGGACAAGATCGAACGGCACCAGCAGGCCAGCGCGTACTTCGAAGATGTCGCCTCGATCGTCTGGGACCTCCGGAAGAAGTTCCCGCGGGACGGTCGAGGTCCACGACCGGTATTCCCGCGTGCTTGCCCGGTCTGCGGGGACCCGTCCATGGGCGTCGAGTGGCACTCGGAGCAGCTGCAGGACTTCACCCTCGTGTGCTCCTACTGTGGCTTCAAAGGCGACACCGCCGCGCTTCTGAAGGAGCGGGACCTCGCCGAGCTCCTGCGTGACATGCGCTCCGAAGAAGTCGCGGAACCGACCAAGTGGTGGACGAAGAAGCAGGCCGCGCGGGAGATGCGGATCACACCGCAGACCCTCAACCGGTACATCCAGCAAGACGGGCTGAACACCCACACGGCTGACGGGGCGGTGTACGTGAACGCGGACCAGCTACGGGAGATCTGGCGAGGCAAGCGGATGCGAGACCAGAACCCACGAGCTGAGCGTCAAGCGTCCTAGGGCGAACGCGCCGGGCCGGCCATCAACGCTTCCGACGATTGGCCCGGCTCGGACGCGCGATTCTGGGACCACGCATGCGCGGCCTCGGACGAGGCGACAAAGCGACCACCTCTTTCGGCGCACGATCGGCTCGCGGTTCCTGGATCTTGCCGCTGGCAAGCATGAACTCGACCATCTGCGCAGTGCGGGCACGTTCCTGCTGCTGACGCTCCTCGTAGGAGCTCTGGGCTGCACGAAAGACGCGTTCTCGCGTCTTCGGGTCCTTCATACCGCGCTCATGGATCTCGTCCGCGATACCGGTCCTTGTCATGGTGGCGACAACGACGGTAAGGCCCACCACGAGCCAGAGCGCCATGGAGACGAGGTAGACCATGACAGCGTCGAGCCCACGAAGAGCCTCACCGGACGAGGCCGATGCCACACACCTCGTGATGATCAGTACGGACGCGAACACCGTGATGACCGAGAACCACCGGGCGAACTTCACGGCGCGCTTCGCCATCGGTGTTGTCCCCACGAAAGACTCGGCGTTCCGCGCGTCGAACGCGAGCACGAGCAGGCCCACCGGAATCACCTGCGCTAAGACGCTGGCCCCTTCAACACTGATCACCGTCGGATCCTATTCGACACGCTGGGGCCTGAAACTACCCGGGGTGTTCATCCGTCGGCTATAATCGACGTAACACCGCATGCCCGCCTGAGACGGCGGGCTTTGTCGTTACCGGGGTGGGCTTGCGTAGGACGCGGGTCCACGGGTGGTCCGCCGGGCTAGTGTTCCCTCAGGGTCTTCGCTGTCGGCGATCTCTTGCAAAGTGCGTGCGACGAGCGGACCTTGCTCTGTCGTGTGGGAGTCTCGGTCAAGCGCATCCAGAATGCGGACGTCCGCCCGCCGATCTGCGTGGTGACCATCGCGGGTGATCAACACAGCCGCTGTCCGAGCGTCGCACTGCCCGTTGTCGCAGTAGATCTCGACTCGTCCATTGTCTGCGCTTAGGTCGCTGTCGGAGATCTTCGCTGACATCTCGCCGCAGAAGTAGCACTGGGCGTACCCGGACGAGCCAAACGCATTGCCTACCAGCGCCCGACGAACCCACGGCACCTCGCCTGCTTCCCAAAGGCCGCCGTCGGCCATCAGCTCCCCTCCTCGCGGCCGTCCTCGACCACTCGGACCCAAGCGCCGCTGTGTTCACCGCCGTAGTAGTGAACAGTGTTGCCACTCCGCGTTCGCTCGCTGTGCAGGCCGGGCTCTAGCAGCTTCGCAATCACCAGGTCGTGAACGTTGTCCAGCTGGTCCAGCAAGATGCCGTCAGTTTCAGGGGGCAGGTGCAGATAAACGAGCTTCCTCATGGTCTGACCCTAGTGAATCAATGTCTCAGGTGGCCAGATCCTGGGATGGGCTGTCGGAGCCACTTCGGGTTGGCTCCGACAAGGATGGTGACCTAGCACCCGCAGCACACCGCGCCTGCGACAACAACCGCGGTCTTCTCCCGGTCGCCGGGACCACGCCCGCAGGCTGCGGGACCACAGAGCTTCGCACGGGCCTTTGCCGGACCAGCCCTGCGTCGAATTAGACCGGCTGAGCAGTCTCACGCGGTGGCCTGCCAGGTGAATCCGAGCAAAGCTTCTGCCCCGCCAGAGAGCGGGCAGGTTCAGACCCGTTTCAGCCGGGCCGCCTGCCCGCTCTGCTGTGCCCCCACACTTCCTCTTGCCAGCCGACACGCATCAGCACCGCACCTAGCCGCCAGTCCACGCCTCGGGCGTAACGGACCGGCCGCACAGCGAACCTAACGATCGCGGCGCGAGCACGAGGACCCTTCAAGGCCGTGACCCTGCACGGCAACTCGAATCCCTCGACGGGGCCAGCACGATCTACGAACCCGCGGACCGGCTCCGCCCAGCACCGTAGGAGGCGACATGCCTGAGCCCATCAAGGAGACCGTCTACTGCGTCGCTCGAGGCGACCAGGCGATCAGCTCGTACTACGAAGTCCGGCAAAACGCAGCCTTGGACCTCATCCGCATCGAGCAGTCGATGCGCGACGCGATGCTGGAACCCGACGTGACCCTCGCCACGGTGACCAAGACCACCACGTACGGCGACCCGGAACCGGTGACGGCATGAGCGACTTGCTCCTTGCGCTCTGGCACCTGCTGGTGACACTCGCGCAGCTCTGGTGCGTGCTGTACGCCGCGTGGGCGGCTTTCTACAAGATCCCGAAGCTCATGCAGGAAGTGCGGATCGCACGCAAGAAGGCGGAACTGCGCGACATCGTTGAGCGCAACCGGTGGAACCAGCGATGACCGCCGGTGACCTCAGCCTCGGCGAGTACCGCTCCGCCAAGCTGAAACTGCTCGCCGGCATCGAGAAACAACTCACCCTCATCGCCCAGAACACGGCCCACGCGGACGTGCATCTCAGCGAAGAGCAAGTCGCCAACGCCTGGGAAGCACGCGGCCTCCGCATGTACGCCGACGAAGTCGTGGAAACCATCCGCGACCTCGGCATCACCGTCGACTGACGACTAGGGAGCTCACCCCATGACGAACAACAGCAACGTCTGGACAGACCAGCTGCCCGAAGTGACCATCGAGCCGAAGCCGAAACGCTCCAAGACCAAGGGTCTCGCCTACGCGTTCGGCGTCACGCTCGCATGGGTCGCACTTGCGGCCATCGGAGGGCTGATCGGCTCACTCACCGTGTGGGGCATCGTCGCCATCTGGCGCGCCATCCTCGGCTAGCAACACACGCTCGGCTCACCACCGAAGCAGTTCCGCACGGATCAGGGAGAACCGCATGAAGTCCCGTGGTGACGACGTCATGGCAACGAAAGCGATGGCCCTCGCCGGCAACGCCCGGTCGATGGTCCTCGCCCGAGACCCACGCTTTACTGACTTGTCCGCGCTCGTCGCGCAAGTCCTCGGAGCCCTCGCCGCCACGAACGCCACACAGCAGGTGCAGGCCGACGTCCTCGCCGCAGTGTCCACGAACCTCAACACCGTCACCACGGCCCTCGCCCAGAACACGTCCGCTGACGCCACAACCAAGGCGCAGCTGAACGCCGCGAAGACCGACATCGCTGCTGCGCAGTCCCAAATCGTGGACGCGCAGCAGCAGATCAGCACGTTGACGGCCGACGTCACCCAGCTCGGGCAGACCCTCACCACCGCGACGTCGCAACTCGCAGCGGAAGACGCCGAACTCGCAGCCCGCATCGCCGCCGCAGAACAGGCCCTCGCCAACGAAGCGACCATCCGCGCAGCAGCTGACGCCGCAGAGGCCAAAGCACGCGCAGACGCGGACGCTGCAGAAGCCAGAGCACGAGCAGACGCGGACACCGCGAACGCCGCTCTCGCAGCCGCCGCAGACAAGGCCGAAGCCGACGCTCGGAAGGCATCCGACGCTGCTGAGCAGACGTCACGCGCCGCAGCAGACACAGCACTCGCCGTCCGTGTCGCTGCACTCGAGAACCACATGACCGCCGTCACGTCAGGACGAAAGTCGCAGACCGTAGTGTCCCTCGGCGCCAACGCCACAGTCGACGTTGCCGTCACCTTCGACGCTGCAGCCCCCGACTGGACGTACACGCCCCTCGCGATCCTCTCCTCCGACGCGTTCACGCCAGCCGGGTTCAAGAACCAGACCAAGGACGGCGTTACCGTCACCCTGAAGGCGAAGGCAGCGATCACCCTGTCCGTGTCAGTCCTCGTCACAGTCGTCGCACTGAAGTTGTAGGAGGCGACCGTGAGCATGGGACGCCGACAGCGGAAGACCAGCGCCGAGTGGGACGCGTACAGCAGGTGGGGACGTAAGTACCTCTGCTACCTGCAACGAGCAGGAGCCAGGTCCAGCATCAAGCGGATGAGCCGCCGCCGCGAACGCCACGAAGCACGCCATGCAATCCGCGAGTCAGCCTCCTGACGACATCAGCGGCCACCGCACCCGCACGAACCGCTGGCCGGCACCGCTCACCCCGCACCCGAAAACGGTCGCGGAGATCAACGAAGCGATGGCCGACGTGATCGAGGACAGGAGCTGAACGCATGAGCCTCCGCGACTGGATCCGCCGCACTACTACTCACACGCCGTCTACTCTCGATGACGTGACCGAGTTCCCCGAAGCCCTCACCCCACGCCACCTCACGTCAGTCGTGATGGAAGAGGGTGACGGGCAGGTCATCGTCACGTTCGGCCTCGGTGCCGAGCTCACCGCTGGCGAGTACTTCGGGTACGCCGTCGACTACTACGGCACGGACGGGAACGGCGGGAAGCGCTTCGGCGTCCGCCTGTCACCCACCGAGGTCAAGGCGTACGTCTTCGACTGGGAATCCGCCACCCAAGCCAACTACGCAGCCGACACGGTACACGTCACCGACGAAGCGATCGTCGCCACCTACCGAGACGCCAGCATCGGTGTCGACGAGGTCGGCACCATCAAGGCGTTCTCCCACATGGGTAGTGACGACGCTGACACGGACGTCGCCGTCACTCTGCTCCGCTGACACTGAGGGAGGCCGCATGCGTGACAACGGCCTCACAGTCCCAGCCTGGTCAGGACGCCGCGCACAAGCCGCGCTCGAACAGGTACGCACCGAGCACCGACCAGGCGGCCCCAAAGCCACAGACCCGCAGCGTGGCACACCCTGCTGCGAGTGCCACATGCCCCTCGACTACACCAGCCGAGGTAAGGGCGACAGCCTCACCGTGCAACACGTGAAGAGCAGACGGGACTTCCCCCAACTCACGTGGGAGCCGAAGAACTGGCTACCCTGCCACGCCTCATGCAACTACGCAGCCGGCGCTGACGGTGTCGGCATGACCGGACTCGGACTCACCAGCATCTGAACAGAGAGGACCGCCATGCACGACACAGTCGACCGTGTGGTCCTCGCCACTGCAGCGCTCGCGGGACTCATCGCAGTTGTCCTGCAAGGCGCACACGCACTCACAGCCGCACTACTGGTGCTCCTGACCTACCAGTACGCCCAAGACGGGTACCCGGCCTGCCCAAACCCCCCGGGGTACCAGAAAATCCATGTCTGAAAACCGACAGGACGATGCCGCCGGTGGTGTCCTCTCCCCCCGAAGTGCTGGGAGGGGGTCGCGCTGATGAGAGGGAGGGCCGCTGATGGCGACTGTGAACCTCGTCGAGGCGACTGAGGAGGCCTTCGAGGCTGCGACGCATCTCACTGATGCGGATGCGGGTGCGAAGGCTGCGCTCTTGGCTCTCGCTCGGAAGATCGACGCGTGGGACGTGATCGTGGACTGGGCGTTCGAGGATGCGTCGGAGGACGATTCGCGTCCGAAGGTGCCGGCGAACGACAACGTGTCGATCAGCGCGTACCTGAAGGGCTGCGATCAGCTCGGGTTGACGCCGGCTGGTCGTGCGGCGTTGTCGAAGGGGGCTGCTCCGGCTGCTCCGAAGGCGTCTTCGAAGATGGCGACGCTCACTGCGCTGCAGGGCGGTAAGTCGGCGTAGAGCTCGGAGGTGGTCGGTGCGTTACGGACCGGACTTCAAGCAGCCTGACGACTCGATCGAGTCGGAGTGGGTGTTCGATGGTGTCGAGAAGCTGGATCCGCGGATGCGGTTCGGTGAGCCGGTGCCGCGGATCTTCACTCCGCCGTTGCGGGATCTGACGCCGGAGACGTCGTGGGGCTTCTCGGTGATCGAGTTCGCTCGCAACGTGCTCGAGATCGAGCTGATGCCGTTCCAGCGCTGGTTGGTCATTCATCTGCTCGAGCTCCGGTCGGATGGGTCGCTGCGGTTCCAGACGGCGTTCGTGCTCATCGCCCGGCAGTCGGGCAAGTCGACCCTGTCGCAGGTGTTGGCTCTCTGGTTCATGCTCGTGCAGAAGTGGCCGCTGGTCCTTGGCACGGCTCAGGACTTGGCGACTGCGGAGAAGGTGTGGGACGGCGCGGTCGCGCTGATGGAGGACGACGGGGACCTGTCGGACCTCATCGACAAGGTCGTCCGGGTGAACGGGTCGAAGTCGCTGCGGTTGCGCGGCCGGCTCGAGTACCTGGTGAAGGCTGCTTCCCGGTCCGCTGGTCGTGGCCTGTCGGGGAACCTGATCCTCCTCGACGAGCTTCGGGAGCAGCGCAACTGGGAGGCTTGGGGCGCGCTGACGAAGACGACGCAGGCGCAGAAGGACCTGCTGGTCCTGGGCCTGTCGAACGCGGGTGACATCTCGTCGGTTGTGCTTCGGCACTTCCGGTTGAAGGCGCACGCGGCGCTCGGTGATCCGGACGGCATCGGTCTCGACGACTACATGCCCGACTCGGCGCCGACGGTGCTCGACACTGACGGTGAGGACGAGTTCGACGACCCGGACGAGCTGACTCCGGACAGTGCGTCGGTGTTCCTCGCTGAGTGGTCTGCGACCCCGAACCTGCCGGTCACGGACCGTGTTGGTTGGGCGCAGGCGAACCCCGCGCTCGGTCACCGCATCCGGATCCGGAAGCTGATCGAGGACTCGCAGAACGACCCCGAGTGGGTGTTCCGTACTGAGGTGCTTTGCCAGTGGCCGGACACCGCGCTTGATGGTCCGTTCCCTGCAGGGTCTTGGGAGCTCGGCCGCAACGTGCCGGGTGAGCGTCCCGATGGGTCGAAGTACCTCCTCGACGACGACAAGATCGTTGGCCCGTTCGATGTGTGCATCGATCAGTCCTCGGACCGGTCGATGTACTCGATCACCGCGGTCGGGAAGCGTCGGGACGGCAAGGACCAGGCGGAGCTGATTGCGTACCGGTCGGGGAACGACTGGATCAAGGACTTCCTGACGTCCGATGAGCGGTGCGCGGGACGTGTGCGGCGCATCACGGGGCAGACGCGTGGCGCTCCGGTGTCGTCGTTCATGGCGGCGCTGCTCGAGGCGTACGAGGCTCCTACGGATCCGTTCCGCATCGAGACGGTGCCGTGGTTGGGTGCTGATCTCCTGATCGCTCACCAGCTGCTGTACGACGCCGTTTCGGACGGGTCGGTGCGGCACAACATGCAGCCGCAGCTCGACGTAGCGGCCGGCACAGCAGCTACGAAGCAGCTGACTGGTGGGTTCGTCATAGATCGGGACTCGTCCCCTGCTGACGCTGCTCCGCTCGTCGCGATGTGTGGCGCGTTGTGGCTGGCCAGGAAGCGGTCCGCTGAGCCTGCTCCTGCTCCTCCTCCTCCGAAAGCGGTCCGTTCCGCTGATTCCGTACCCGGCTCTGGGACGCTCACCAGCCACATCCGCAGCGTCGGGTTCTGACGAAGGGAACACACATGCCCGAGATGGGACCTGTGCCGAAGGGCGAGAAGGGGTACCAGAACGAGGCCAGCGGTTTCGGTGCGGGCTGGTGGAACGCGCTCGACGTGAACGAGGAGACGTCGGAGCTGCAGTGGCCGGCGAACATCGGCACGTACGACAAGATGCGCCGGCAGGATGCGCAGGTCATCCAGGTTCTGCGGGCGGTGCAGCTGCCGATCCGGCGGACGCAGTGGCGCATCGACCCGAACGGTGCTGACGAGAAGGTCGTCGAGCACGTCGCGAACGACCTGGGTCTTCCTGTGCAGGGTCAGCCGAAGCGGACGATCACGCGGATGCGGAACCGGTTCGACTGGAACCAGCACCTTCGCCTCGCGTTGACGTCGCAGGTGTTCGGGCACTCGTTCTTCGAGCAGGTGTACGACGTCCGCGACGGGCAGGCGCACCTGTCGAAGCTGGGGTGGCGTCCCCCGCGGACGATCACGAAGGTCGATGTCGCCGCTGACGGTGGGCTCATCGCGATTCACCAGGGCGGCGTGACGGGAGCGACCGCGGACATCAAGATACCGACGGACCGTCTGGTCGCGTACGTGAACGACCGTGAGGGCGGCAACTGGCTCGGCCAGTCGCTGCTGCGGCCGGCGTACAAGTTCTGGCTGCTGAAGGACCTGCTCCTGCGGGTGCAGGCGCAGTCGATCGACCGGAACGGCATGGGGTTCCCCGTGTACAAGTCGGCGCCGGTCGACGCCTCGGTGCAGGGCGATGATCGCACTTCACGTGAGCAGGCGCAGATCGATCAGGGGCAGGAGATCGCCTCTGGGATGCGCGCGGGTGAGAACTCGGGCGCTTCCCTTCCGAACGGTGCTGACTTGAAGCTCCTCGGAGTGGAGGGCACCCTGCCGGATGCGACGGTGCCGATCAAGTACTACGACGAGCAGATCGGGAAAGCTGTCCTCGCGAACTTCCTCAGCCTCGGCGGGGACCAGTCGACGGGGTCGTACGCGCTCGGTGACACGTTCCAGGACTTCTTCACCCTGTCGCTGCAGACCGTGGCGTTGGACATCGCGAACACCACGACGCAGCACGTCATCGAGGACATCGTCGACCTGAACTACGGGACTGACGTGCAGGCACCCCGGCTCGTGTTCGACGAGATCGGGTCGAAGCATCCGGTGACGGCGCAGGCGATCTACCAGCTGGTGCAGGTCGGGGCGCTCGTCATGGACGAACCGCTCGAGGAATACCTGCGGACGACGTACAACCTGCCCCCGATCGATCCGACCACTCGCCGGCAGGTTCCGACGACGACGAACGCGCCTGAGGAGGCTGCATGAACGCCAACGAGCGTCAGTCGAACAGATACTGGGGTAGCGCCCCCATGCCGAAGGCGAAGACGGAGTTTTTCAACGCGGTCACGACGCCAGCACCCACGGGTGACGGATCGGTCGCGACGATCCGCATGTACGGCCCGATCGACAGCTGGGGCGGGTTCTGGGGCATCTCGACGAAGGACATGGGTCAGGTTCTCGATGCCCTTCCTGATTCGGTGTCGCGGATCATCCTCCGCATCAACTCTCCCGGCGGTGAGGTGTTCGAGGGTGTCTCCATCCTCAACATGCTCCGAGCGCACAAGGCGTCCGTGACGGCCGTGGTCGACGGTCTCGCCGCTTCGGCGGCGTCGGTCATCGCAGCTGGCGCCGATGACACGGTGATGTCTCCCGGCACGCAGATGATGATCCACTCCCCGTGGATTTTCGCGATCGGGAACGCCGTCGATCTGCGGAAGCAGGCCGACGTGCTCGACACCATCGAGTCGTCGCTGGTTGAGATCTACACGGCGAAGGCGGGCGAGCAGGACTGGACGTCACTGCTGGCCGACGACACGTGGCTGAACGCTGCAGACGCAGTCGAGCTCGGTCTCGCGGACCGCATCGCGGTAGTCCCCGACGCCGGTGAGACGGAGACCGTGGGCGAAGCCGAAGAGGTCATCGTCATCCCCGACGAGGACGCGGAGGACGCTGCGGCGTCGCTGATCGTCCGAGTCAACGCGCGGGCAACCGCGCGCCAGAAGCTCCCGAGCTCGTCCGAGCCGGGTCACCCCAACCGAAAGGAGGACGTCGTGTCCTACGACGCCCTGAAGGCTGGAATCCGTGAGCGGCTCGGCATGACCGACGCCTCCGCCTCTGACGAGCAGCTGATCGCTGGACTCGACGAGGCCCTCGCTGAGACCGCAGAACCCACCACCGCCGCGCCGATCCCCGAGGGCACCACCCTCGTGGAGAACAGCGTCCTCGACAACCTGCGCGCTGACGCTGCTGCTGGCCGCGAGGCCCGCAACCAGCAGATCGCAGACCGGCGTGAGGCGAAGGTCACCGCCGCGATCGAGCAGGGGAAGATCGCTCCCGCTCGCGCCGACCACTGGCGTGCGGCTCTCGCCGCCGATGAGGACGGTGCCACCGAGACGCTGAACAGCCTCGCGACCGACCTCGTCGTCCCGACTGCCGCTCTCGGCGTTACGGGCGGGGTCAACGAGTCGTCCGACGAGGACGTCGTCTTCTCGAAGATCTTCCCGAAGGAGTCCTGATCATGGCCCAGTACCTCCCGATCCACCGCCCGGGCGACACCGTCACGTTCGACGTGACGACCGCCGTGACCGGTGGCACGCCCGTCGAGGTCGGCACCGCTGACCGTTCCGTCGCACCTGCCGCCGCCGCTTCCGCGAAGTACGTCGGTGTCGCCGGCCACGACGCGGCCGTCGGCGACAAGGTCACCGTCGAGGTGTCCAAGGTCATCCACGAACTCAAGGCGGTCGGCGCGGTCACCCGCGGTGCCCGCGTCGAGATCGCTGCTGGGGGCGTCCGCACCCTGGCATCTGGCACCGCCATCGGCGTGGCCCTCACGTCCGCTGCTGACGGTGCTCCCGTCCAGGTGCTCCAGGTCTAGGAAGGACCCCTCAGATGAAGACCTACCCCTTCACCCCGAGCCAGCTGGCCGCGGCATCCGCCACGGACCTCCTGGCGTTCATCAAGTCCCCGACGCTCGTCGCGCGGCGCCTGAGCGAGATCCTGACTGCTCAGCAGTTCCTGGGTCTGTTCCTCCTCTCGGGGCGGTACACGATCACCGGTGGCGCTCTCGCGGTCCCGACGAACGAGAAGTTCCGCACGCAGCGTTCCGCTGCGACCGTCGCGCCGGGTGCTGAGTACAAGCTCACCCCGCTGTCGTCCGAGCAGTACGAGGTGTACACCTCGCAGAAGGAGGGCATCGCGACGGAGGTCACGGACGAGGAAGTCGGCCGCAGCCTCCGCCAGCCCATCGACGACGCGCTGACGTTCCTGCAGACCGAGCTCGTGTTCGACAGCAACGACCTCGCGCTCGGCGTGATCCAGTCGTCGATCACGAACACTGTCGCCGCTGGGTCCACGTGGACCACGGGCAAGCAGATCCTGAAGGACGCCCTGCGTGTTCAGGCTGCTGCTCGTCGTCAGAAGCTGGGCTTCGCGGTCGACACCGTCGTCCTGAACGGTGAGCAGTACGCGGAGGTCATCCCCGAACTGCTCGACGTCCTCCCGGACAACGACGACACCGCCCGCAGCGGTGACTTCCCGACGATCGCCGGCCTCACGTGGGTGTCGTCCGACGACGACGGGTTCACCGACCCGCTGTTCCTCGACCGCCGCCGCCTCGGTGGCATCGCCCGTGAGCAGATCCCGTCGCCGGAGTACCGCCAGGTTGGCGGCGACACCGGTGTGGAGATCGCGCCGATCCGTGAGCCGAAGTCGGACAAGACCCGACTGCAGGCCCGCAACGTGCACGTGCCCGTCGTGACGAACCCGAACGCCGGGTTCTTCCTCACCGGAACGGGGGCCTGAACATGACGGAGTACATCGCATCGGTCCCCGCCGTGAAGGTCGCCATCGGCGCCGTCGACGGCAACAAGGTCGCGCACATCATCCGGCTCGGTTCGCCCGTGCCGGAAGGTGTCGGCCAGGAGCAGCTGAACTCGCTCGTCCGCCGCGGTCTGATCAAGGCCGTCGAACCGGTCGTCGAGGTCAAGCAGAAGCCGGCTCGTTCGTCGAGCACGGTTCAGTAGTGGGAGGGGCCGCGCATGGCTGACGAGACCGCATGGGCCGAGCCCAGTGACATCGCCGCCGTGTGGCGGCCCCTCACCACCGCAGAGGAGACACGCGCCGAAGGGCTCATCGAGACCGTTTCGCGTGCGATCCGTCGGGAGTGGCCCGACGTGGAGGCACGCCTCACCGCTGGGACGCTCAGCGCGGATGACGTCACGGACGTGATCGTGTGGACGGTCCTCCCGATCCTCGCTCCCGGTGTCGCGATCCCGTTGAACGCGAAGTCGTACCAAGAGACCTCAGGCTCCGAGTCCCGGTCGATCACGTTCTCGGACGCTTCGGGGACCCAGTTCCTCGAGTTCCTTCCGTGGATGGTCCGCGTGTTCGAGGGCGGCGCGAACGGGGCGAAGCCGGTCACGGCGCTCCCCCGGTTCAGCTCCCCACGGTCGCAGGTGAACCGGGCGTTTCCGTACCTGTCTGGTTGGGAGCGCTGATGCACTCCGAGACCGTCACGATCAAACGCACCACCGAGGGTGAACCCGACGAAGACGGCGTCCCCACGAAGACCACGCTTGAGCAGGACATCGAACGCTGCACGGTCGATCCGACTGGCACGAAAGAGTCCGTCGGGCAGAACGACATCGTCACCGGCCGGTGGCTGGTGTCCACCGAAGACCCGCAGGACTGGGTGCAAGCCGCCGACACCGTCGTCTGGCGTGACAACACCTACGAGGTCGACGGAAAACCACAGACCTACTTCGGCGTGCTCCCGCACACGGAGTTCGTGATCACCGAGACGAAGGGCTGACGGATGTCGGACAAGATCAGCGTGAACGGCAACGAGTACCGGCTCGAGGACGCGGTGCGTCTGGGCCTGGTGGAGCCGAAGCACACTCCTGATGTGGGCGTGGTCCCGTCGGAGGCGTGGACGGTCCCGGAGATCGAGGTGTGGGCTGACGCTCACGGCATCGATCTGGCGGGGGCGAAGACGAAGGCGGAGAAGCTGGCTGTCATCGCGGACTTCGAGTACGCGGCACCCAGCTGATGCCGAAGGTCGTCATCGGCCGGGGGATCATCGATCAGGCGGTCCGGAACCCCGTGGTGCGGAAGGCGATGCGGGACAAGGCGGACCGGATCTTGCCGCGTGCGCAACGGCTGGCGTACTCGGCTGGTGCGAAGCAGTTCGGTGACTCGCTCCGTGTGGAGGAGGGCACGCGTCCTGGCACGAAGGCGAACGGCGGGTACAAGCGTCCGTTCGCTCGTGTGATCGCGACGTCTGCTGATGCGACCCAGGTGGAGCACGGCGACGTTGGGGTGTCGAAGCAGGCGATCCTGCGGAGAGCGATGGGCGCATGAACGTGTACGGGGTGTGGCCCAACGTGGAGCGTGTGCTTCTCGCCTACTTGAAGCAGGAGACGGGCGCTGCGACGTACACGGAGACCCCCTCCAACCTCGAGACCGTAGCTCCCGTCATCGTCGTGGAGCGGATCCCTGGCGGGTTCGGCCGCGACTACGAGAAGACGTTCCACGTCGACTTGACGGTGTTCGCGAAGACCCGCGGCGCCGTGTGGGATCTCGTCCAGAAAGTCGAAGTCGCGATGGTCCGCTGCAACCTCTTCGACGAGGTCCGCGAGGCCGACGCGTTCGGGAACGTCGCGTACTCGAATGCGGCGCTGCGTCGTGCTGTCGGCACGTACGAGCTCGACGCGCGCCCCCAGTAGCCGCTCACCAACACACTCATCATCCATCAGCCGTCCGCACGTCGGGCGGCTTTGTCGTTCAAGGAGAACGCATGCCTGACGTGATTGGCCAGCTGGCCAACGACAACCGCAACGTCCACAAGTGGGGTACCACGATCCTCGCGATCGCTGACTACTCCACTGCGATCCCGGAGGCGTTCATCGCCGCAGACGGGAAGCCGATCGCTCTGCCCACCGGCTACAAGAACATGGGCTACATCACCACCGACGGCATCTCGCACTCGTACGACGTGTCGTCGGACGAGACGAACATGCTGCAGACCACGCAGTCGGTCCGGTCGGACGTCACGTCGGAGACGCACACCTTCCAGGTGGCGTTCGGTGAGACGAACGGGTGGACGAAGGCGCTGGCGTACAAGCAGCCCGTGTCGGAGTGGCCGTCGGACAAGAACGCGGCGTGGATCTACGACGAGACGTCGGGTGAGTACCCGTACTACCGGGCGATCACCCTGTCGCAGGACGGTGTCGGCGACTCCGCCGTGTACCGCGTGGAGGCCGCGTACCGCATCAAGGTCACCGACATCGACGACCGGGCGCTGAACCGTTCCGACGTCGAAGAGGTGAACCGCACCTTCACGATCTACGAGGACCCGGTGGTCGGGAAGTCGTACACGGAGGCTCAGACCGCTGCCGGCGGTGTCGTCGTTTCCGGCGGCTGACCCTCCCCCAAGACCAGGTGGCGGCGTCGTTTGGTGAGCTGCGCCGCCGCCACCTGTTACCCCTGCTCACGAGCTCACCAAGCTCACTAGGAGACCAGCATGACCAGCAAGGCTGACAAGAACCGTCGCACGTCGTACACCCTCGCCGCCGCTCGGCGGAAGGTCGAGGAGTCCGTCGGTGGCGACAACATCGAGATCTTCGTGGAAGAGGGTGGTGAGCCGTTCTACCTGCCCCACCCGTACTTCTACGACACCGCCACGAAGAAGGCGCTGAAGGGCGCCGACGACGAGGACGAGTCCGCTCAGGGCCGCATCCTCCTCGGTGATGAGCAGTACGAGAAGTTCATCGAGCAGGGCGGCACCGACGAGGGCATCAACCTCGTGATGATCGCTGTCGGTCAGGACCTGAAGGACTCGCAGGGAAACTGACGGGGGTAGACCTCGACGAGTTCGACCTCGAGATCGCGGACCGGCCGGCGACGCACCCTGTTGCTGTGCAGGTCCGCGCTGAGGCGATGCTGCAACTCCTCGGTGACCATCAGGGTCCCGGGGATGCTGCACTGCAGTCGACGTACGCGCCGCGGGATCCGTTGGCGGAGTACTTGCAGGGGCGCATCAGCACCCGGCAGCTGCGGGTCCTTGTCGAGGGTCTACCCACCGATTCAGCGTTCCACCGTGCCCATCGGGACACGGACTGGCAGGACTCCGACTGGATCGCGCGGGACACGAACTCGATCATGCGGGTGCTGCTGTACACGGTGCAGTCGGCGCTGTCGAAGTCGGCTGTCCCGAAGCCGGACCTGCTGCCCGCTCCTGTCGTGGAGCCGACCGAGCAGGACGAAGCAGACGCCGAGTACTTGGCGCAACAGCGGGCCGAGATGGCCGTCGTTGAGGCGGGCTGGTTCGTCAACAACTAGACATTGGAGTGCGTTGTGGCCGGTTCAGCTGTGTGGCTCGATGTGCTCCCGTCAATGTCGAAGTTCGCATCGACGATGTCGAAGCAGGCAGGTACCGCGGCGAAGACCGCGGGCCTGTCTGCTGGCCGTCAGTTCTCGGCTGGTGTCGCAGCTGGCGGGTCGACTTCGGCGGCGAAGACGCTGGTGTCGGAGCTCGAGGTCGCGTCGAAGCGCGCAGCGAAGGCAATCCAGTCGGAGAAGGTCGCGATCGCGAAGGCCCGGTCGGAGGAGAAGTCTGCCGCTGTTGGTGTGCAGGCGGCTGAGGCTCGTCTCGCTGAGCAGCGGAAGAAGTACACGGCGTCGTCGTCGCAGGCGTTGAAGGCGGAGCAGCAACTCACGTCGGCGCGTGGGAAGCAGCAGCTCGCCGGCATGAAGGTTGTTGCGGTTGAGGATCAGCTGAAGGCTGCGTTCAACGAGCAGAAGACCGTGACCGGGCAGTTGTCGGCTGCGCAGGCGCAGGGGTCGAAGCAGACCGCGTTGATGCAGTCCCGGTTCGGCCGGCTTGCTGCTGCTGGCGCTCCCCTGTCTTCCGGGCTGGGGAAGGTCGCTGCGGGCGCGAAGAACGTCGCGGCGACTGCTCTGGCGACGTTGAAGCCTCTCGCGGGGATGGCTGCCGGGTTCGGCGCGATCATCGGCGTCGGGCAGGTCATCAAGCTCGGCAACGAGTACACGGCGACAATGAACGAGCTGCAGGCTGTCGCGAACCTCACCGGTAAGCAGATGGTGGAAGTGGGCCGCACGGCCCGCCAGCTCGGTTCTGATCTCACGCTTCCCGCGACGTCCGGTAAGGACGCTGCGGACATCATGCTCGAGCTCGCCAAGGGTGGTCTCTCTGCCCGTGACGCGATGGAAGCGGCGAAGGGCACCATCCAGCTTGCGGCTGCCGCGCAGGTGTCTGGTGGTCGTGCCGCGGAGATTCAGGCGAACTCTCTGAACCAGTTCGGTCTCGCCGCGAAGGACGCGGCGATGGTCGCGGATGTTCTCGCGAACACGGCGAACGCTGCAGCTGGTGGTGTCGACGACATCGCGACGTCAATGAAGTACGTCGGACCCGTCGCGAACACGCTCGGCATCAGCCTGTCCGACACGGCGTCGGCGATCGGGATCCTCGCGAACAACGGCCTGAAGGGTGACACGGCGGGTACTGCTCTCCGGGGGATGCTCGCGTCCCTGGCGCGGCCGTCGAAGCAGGCGCAGAAGGCTGTCGACGCCCTGAACCTGTCGGTCTTCGATCAGCAGGGCAAGTTCGTGGGTCTCCGCGCGGTCATTGAGTCGCTTGCGGAAGCGCGGAAGACGATGACGCAGGAGGACTTCGCTGCTCAGTCGGTCCTCGCGTTCGGCCGTGAACCGCTCGCTGCGGTCGCTGCGCTTGCGAAGACCGGTGCGACGAACTTCGACGCGATGGCTGGCGCTGTGACCCGTCAGGGTGGTGCTGCTGCTGTGGCGCAGTCGAAGATGAAGGGTCTCGGCGGTGCGATGGACAAGCTGCAGTCGCAGCTTGAAGACGTCGCGCTTGGCATCTACCAGACCGTGTCTCCGGCGCTCGAGGGCATCGCGAACTCTGCTGCAGCTGGCCTTGATGGTGCCGGTGACAAGGTCACGAAGTTCCTCGGCATCGCTGGTGGGCTCGGGAAGCTCGCGTTCACCGGGAAGGTGTCCGCGCCGATCTCCGGGATTGACCCTGCGGTCGTGTCGGGCGTGCAGGCTGCCCGAACGGTCATCGTGGGGGCGTTCCGCGACATCTCGTCGTTCGTGACGTCGAGCCTGGTGCCGTCGGTGAAGAACCTTGCCGCTGCGCTCGGTCCGACTGCGACGATCATGGCGGGCGCGTTCGTTGGTGCGTTCCGTGCTGCTGCGTTCCTCCTCGCAAACGTGATCGGCCCTGCACTGGTCGGTGTCACGGGCTTCATGCGTGCGAACAAAGTCGCCACCACAGTCCTCGTGGGCGCGCTGGGCGGCCTGGTCCTGGCCTACAAGGCCTGGATCATCCAGCAGAAGATCGCAGAAGCCGGCGGGTTCGCCACGTGGGCCAAGAAGATCAAGGTCGTCGCAGCCGCGATGAAGCTGTGGTCTTTCGCCACGTGGCTCGTGAAGGGCGCGCAGCAGGCCCTGAACTTCGTGATGAACCAGAACCCGATCGTGAAGATCGTGACGCTGATCGGTCTGCTCGTCGCCGGGTTCATCTGGGCGTACAAGAACATCGGCTGGTTCAAGACCGGTGTCGACGCTGTCTGGGCGGGCATCAAGACGGGCGTGAAGGCCGTCGGTGACGCCGCCGTATGGCTGTGGCAGAAGGTGTTCGTCCCCGCGTGGAGCGGCATCGCCACCGCGGCGCAGTGGGCGTGGAGCACGATCCTGAAGCCCGCATTCGACGGCATCATGGCCGCAGTCCGGTTCGTGGGCGCCGTCTTCACCTGGTGGTGGAAGAACATCGTCACCCCGGTCTTCAACGGCATCGCTGCGGTCGTTCGTTGGTTCTGGAACACCGCGTCCGCGATCTTCGATCTCGTCGTCGCGATGGTGAAGACGGTCGTCGCGCCGGCATTCATGTGGTTCCGGGACTCCGTGGTGAAGCCCGTCTTCGCGTGGATCCAGTCCGCCATCGGCATCTGGTGGGGCGTCGTGTCCGGAATCTTCAACCGGGTCGTCAGCTTCGTTCGAACCGTCCTTGGAGCCGTGTTCACATGGTTCCGGGACTCGGTCATCCGTCCGGTGTTCGCGTGGATCAAGCAGGCAATCTCCATCTGGTGGGGTGTCGTCAGCGGCATCTTCCGCACCGTCGTCGGCTTCATCCGGAACACCCTCGGCGCAGCGTTCACGTGGCTGTACCGCAACGCGATCAAGCCCGCATGGGACGGCATCAAGACAGCGATCAAGTCGGTGTGGGACTGGCTGAAGCCGGTCTTCGACAAGCTCGCTGACGTCGCGAAGAACACGATCCCGTCTGCGTTCACGACGATGAAGAACGGCATCGCGAAGGCGTGGGAGGCTGTCAAGTCGGCCGCGAAGGCACCGATCAAGTTCGTCGTCGAGACGGTCGTGAACAAGGCCCTCATCGGCAACTTCAACAAGGTCGCTGGGTTCTTCGGGACGAAGAAGATCGACAAGGTCAGCCTGCCTGACGGGTTCGCCCGTGGTGGTGTGATCCCGGGCTACCAGGCTGCGAAGCGTGACGACGTGATGACGCCGATGCGTCGCGGTGAAGGTGTCCTCGTTCCCGAGGTCGTGCGCGGTCTCGGGCCGTCCACGATCCACGCGCTGAACGCCGCCGGCAACTCCGGTGGTGCCTCCGCTGTCCGCCAGATGACGGGCTACGCGAAGGGCGGTGTCGTCAAGAAGAACTCCGGTTCGGACGGCGGCAACGGGAACGGGCTCCTCGCGGGTGCGAAGGCTGCCTGGTCGTGGACGAAGGGTGCTGCGGGGAAAGCGTGGGACTGGACGAAGAACGCCGCGGAGACCGCGTCGCAAGTCGTCTCGGATCCCATGGGGACTCTTGGGAAGCTCGTGAAGTCCGTGATCGGGAACATCCCCGGTTCGGGCGGCATGGTCGACGCTGCAGCGGGCATGGGGAACAAGCTCCTGTCGGGCGCCGTGTCCGTGTTGAAGAACATGGGCGGCGGCGATGTTGGGAACTTCGGTGGGAACGGGAAGAACGGGCAGCTGCCGAAGTCGGCGCTGTCGAAGGTCACCGGGTTCACGGGTGGTTCTGGTGTCGGTCCGATCGGCGGGTATCTCCGGAAGGCTGCTGCTGTCGCGTGGGAGGCGATGCAGCGGGCGTTCGGTGGTGGCCTGTCGTTGACGGAGGGTTACCGGGATCTCGCGAACCAGCAGAAGCGGTACGCGATGTACCGGGCTGGCGGGAACCTCGCAGCGACCCCGGGCTCGTCGGTGCACGGGCTGGGTAACGCGGCGGACGTCGGTGGTGGTTCGCAGGCGTGGATGCGTTCGAACGGTCCCCGCTTCGGCTGGTACCCGACGGGCCTGTCGTTCTCGCAGCGTGAGCCGTGGCACTTCGAGTACAAGGGCCGTCCTTCGGGCGGGGGGATGGCTGCTGGCGGCATTGTCGGCGGTCTGACTCCGACGTTGTACGACAAGGGCGGTGTGCTCCCCCAGGGGCTGTCTCTGGTGCAGAACAACCTCCGCGACCCGGAGGTGGCGCTGCCGATGCAGACGCTGCGGGAGATCGTCTCGACCGAGAGCGGCGGCGGCGGCGGCAACACGTACGCGCCGGTGTTCCACAACGCGGATCGTGGCGCTGTCCGCGAGTTCGAGTCGTGGGTGCACAAGAAGGAAGTCATGACTGGCGGACGCTGATCGGAGGCATCTTGTGGCAGCACTGATCAGCGGCGGTCAGCCGTCCCTCGAGATCACGAACGTGATCGACGGCGGCGGGCCGGCGGACGAGTTCGTCGACATCCTCGACGGCAACGGATTCACCGGGCCTGACTTCCCGACGACTCCGCCCGTCATCGTGCGGGAAGACACACGCCGGATCTGGCTCGAGTCGATGGACGGGTCCCTCGTGGTCCCGTTGAACGTTGACGTGGATCGGATCCTGAAGGCGGGGGCGACTGGTCTGCAGTTGCCCCCGCTGGACGTGGTGACGATCAAGACGCCGGGGATGCCGGGGTCGTCGTTGCAGGAAGTGAACGTCGACGAGCGGGAAGTGTTCCTACCGTTGAAGTTCGCGTCCGACACGTCCCATGTGGAGTTCATGGAGAAGCTGACGGAGCTCCGTGGGCTGATCGCACCGATGTGGGATCTCGTGGACGTGGGTGACACGGGCACGTTCCGCCTCGGGGTGTCGTCGGTGAACGGGGAACGGCTCCTCGACGTCGTCTACAAGGACGGTTGGACGGGTGAGCATGGTGGGTCTGCTGGTGGGGCACGGTTCGAGAACTTCGGGCTGACGCTCCTCGCGGTGGATCCGTTCTTCCACGCCCGCGAGTACACGTCGTTCACGTACGGCATCGCTGACGGGGAAGTGTTCCTCTCCACCACGGACGACAACGTGTGGCCCCGTGCGATCTCCGCTTCGGTGACGATCGGCAACGGCATGCAGATGGCCGTGCAGGGTGATGTGCCGGCGTGGGTGGAAGTCCTCGTCGATGGGCCAGCGACGATCGCGGAACTCAGCTTCCCTGGCACGAAAATGGTGATGACGTCGGCGGTCGCTGATGGTGCGGAACTGGTATTGGTCACGGATCCTCGCCGCCGGTCTGCTCGTCTTGGCGGGCAGGTGGCGTGGCCGTACATCTCCCCCACTTCAACGTTCGCGCCGCTCCGTCCGGGCATGAACCGGGTGAACGTGCAGCTCGGCTCGTCGGGTGCGGACACGTCGATGACGGTCCGGTGGCTCGAGAAGTACATGTCGGCGTTCTGATCTTGGAGGTCGCATGCCTCAGTGGATGATCCAGCCGCGGGACAAGAACCTCCGCCGATCCTACGATCCCGTGAAGTTCTGGTCGTCGTTGACCGTCGTGGAGCGGCACAACGTCACCGGCACCGACCCGGGTACGTGGACGGTGACGGCACGCAACGAAGGTCTCGTGGGGATGTTCACGCCGGGGAACGGTGTCCTCATCACCCGCGGCGACAAGCTGGTCATGTCGGGGCCGATTACGAGCATCCAACGTGGCGGCACGGTGTCGACAATCTCCGGGGTGTCGGACCTCGACGTCCTCAACGACCGGATCCTGTACCCGGATCCGACGTCGGCGATCACTTCGCAGCCGGCCGCGTACGACAACCGGTCGGGGCCGGCGGAGTCGGTGCTCCTCAGCTACGTGAACGTCAACGCTGGCCCTGGTGCTCGAGCGGCACGAAGAGTGTCGGGGCTGCGGGTTCCTGCCACGCAGGGTCGGGGTCGGAACGTGTCCATCAAGGGCCGTCTCGCGCTGCTCGGCGACACCGTCTCGGACATCGCCGAGTCCGGCAGTTTGCACGTCGACATCCTCCAAGGCGAGGACACGGCGCCGTTCCTGCAGTTCATGGTGCGGCCGATCACGAACCGCACGGCGAACGTCCGGTTCGGTTCCGTCCGGGACTTCACGGGCGGTGTGATCGGTGAGGACTGGTCGTACACGTTGACCCGTCCCACGGTCACGGACGCGATCGTCGCTGGCGGCGGACAGGGGCAGGCGCGCCTGTTCGTGGAACGTGTCTCCACGGCCGCTGAGGCGGCGTGGGGCGCGAAGGTGGAACAGCTGATCGACCAACGACAGACGACCGTCGCGGCGGAGCTGACGGACGCTGGGGATGATGCCTTGTCGGACGGTTCGAACCCAGTATCGGTGTCGTTCACAATCACCGACTCCGCGGACGTGCAGTACCGGCGTGACTGGTTCGTGGGCGACAAGGTCGGTGTGTTCATCGACGGCCTCGACCTGTCGAACCTGGTCCGTGAAGTGACGACGACAGTGCAGGCGCAGGACGGTTCCCCGACGGAGACCGTGTCCGCGGTGGTCGGGTCCAGGGACTCGTCGGCGTGGACGACGAAGACGAACACTCGTGTGGCGAAGACGTTGAAGAGCGTCCGCATGCTGCAGGCGATCTAGAAGGAGAGTGACATGACGGAGAGCTCGTTCCCGATCGTTGATCAGAAGTTGACGGATGGTGCGTGGGCGCAGACGGTTGGGGCTGTCGGGAACGGCATCCTCGACGACTGGGGCAACCCGTACGCGATGACGGTGAACACGAACGACACGGTGACGATCCGCCGGTCGACAGTGTCCGGGTACGCCCGGGCGGTGGTGAACGGGTTCGGTCATCAGATCGACGCGAACGTGAACCTGACGGTGCCGGCGGTGACGTCCACGACGATCTACTACATCGGTCTGCTGTACTCCCCGTCGAACGCTGCGCAGCCCGTGAAGCTGACCGTGTTGAAGGGGAACACGGTTCCTCTCGAGACGGGGCAGGAGTTCCTGACGCTGCACCAGTTCACGCGCGGCGCCGGGCAGACGTTGGCGGCGTCGACTCTGTACTCGCCGTTGCCGTCGGTGCGTCCTTCGATCCACGTGACGTCGCGTGCGGCGTTGCTGCAGATGAGTCCGCTGCTGTTCCTCCGTGGGACGGAGGCGTACTGCATGGATGTGGACTTCGCGTACCGGGCTGCGGGGACGTTCGCGGCGTCGCAGTGGCGTCGTGCGCAGTCGATCGATGCGCTCCCGTCTGCGGACGACAACGTGGACACGGATGTCACGCCTGCTGCGGGTCGTGTGCGGATCGCTGGGCAGCAGTTCTACACGGACGGTGACCGGCTGGTGTTCATCACCGTGACGGGTACTGCGGTGGGGTCGCATCAGCAGAACGCGTCGGGGATGCTGTCGGTTGTCTTCAACGACGAGAATGTGCTGCACCCGTCGTCGACTCGGTTGTCTCGCATCCAGGGTGGTGCGGGGATCTTCTTCTCCGTGTCGGGCATCGCTCGGACAAAGGGTGGCGCGAACGTGATTCGCGCGTTCTTGGACGCCGACAAGGACTCGGACACGATCCGCACGAAGGGTGTGCAGATCGGCGTCGTGTCGTTCTAGTCACCCACTCACTCATCTTCCGGCCACCCCGAGGGGTGGCCTTCGTCGTGAAAGGGGGCCGTCATGGTCGCCAAGTTCAGCGTGCGGAAGTCCTCGTTCGGGGAACTCCGCGGCGTGGAGCAGTACGTCATGTCGGAGCGCATCGCTCTGCAGGTGCTGTCCACGATCATCGACTTCAACGCGTACCTACGGTCGAAGGGCCGGTCGGGTTCCCTGTCGGTCAACGAGGGCATGCGCTCGAGGCCACGGCAGTCGTACCTGTGGAACAACCGGTTCGCGCTCGGTGTCGTCGTCGCCCCACCGTTCACCTCCCGGCACGACGAGGTGCTGCACGGCAACGCGATCGACTTCGGTATCACCATGCCGGACGGGTCGAACCGTGCCCTCTACTCGGACGAGTTCGCCCGCCTGCACCAGATCGTCGAGGGACGCGGCGGCACATGGCCGGACTGGGCGAAGACCGCCCCTGAGCCGTGGCATCACGAGTTCGCGACCCGTGCCGAGGCCGTTCCGCCGTACCCGGACGCACGCACCCGGCTCACCGCGAAGCCGTCCGCGTCCGTGAAGCCACCGGCGAAGCCCGCCGCACCCATCAAGCCACCCACCCCGAAAGTCGAGGCAGACATGCTGTACGTCACGTCCGAGAAGACGAAGAAGCAGTACGCGATCGGTGAGCTGTCGTTCACCGCCGTGTCGAGCTCCCGCGCGATCACCTACTCCCACGCTGTCCCTGGTGACACGAGCCTGTTCCAGACGCTGTCTTCGGCGCAGGTGTCTGGTCTGATCCAGGACTGCCGTGCTCGCCGTGACTCCCTCGGGGTTGCGCTGTCGCCGGTGTTCGAAGCGTCCGTGAAGGCTGTTCTGTCCGAGGAGGACGCAGCGTGAGCGACAACGGCAAGCACGAAGAGAAGACCATCGAGGTCGACGAGATCTGGTACGCCGCGCAGCGTGTGCTGCGGACCATCGTCCAGGTGGGCATCCCCGCGTTCATCACGTTCGCTGGTGTCCTCCCGACGATCATCGACGCGCTCGGCCTCCCGGTCGACGGGAAGGTGTACGGCGTCCTCCTCGCGTCCGCTGCGGTCATCACTGCGGTGGCTGGCGCCCTGACGCGTGTGTTCGCGATCCCCGCGGTGAACGAGTTCCTGACCCGGTTCGGAATCGGTTCCGTCCCGAAGTCGGTGGCGGTGGAGACGGCGGCTGCGAAGTCGCAGGAGCTGCAGCCGGCGCAGTTCGAACCGTCGCAGACGGACATCCGCGCTGAGCAGGGCGACCTCACCGTCTGACCGGTGGGCTTCAGGAAAGGGGGCCGCATGCTGCGGATCCTGAGACGTATGGCTCCGGAGAACCGGGACTACCTCGTCGTGTACGCGTGGGGTGCGGTGTGGACCACGTGGTTCGTTGTCTTCACCCCCGACCCCCTCTCGTCGCTGTTCTACCGGGGGACGGTGATCCTCGTCGCGTGCCTCGGTGTTGCTGGGGCGGCTTTGGCGATCGCTGGGATGCTCCGGAACGATCACCTCACCCTTGAACGGTTGGGGGTGTCCCTGATGGTTGTGCAGCCTGTCGGGTACGCCGTCTTTCAGCTGGTGCAGACCGTCGTGGATCTGTCCCTGACGGGGACGACGCAACGGTCTCACCTGGTGCTGCTCGGTCTGTGGCCGGCGTTCTGGCTGTGGAAGCGGTACCGGGTGTTGTCGCGCCGTGTCGCTGAGGCGAAGGAGACCCCGCTGCCTTCGGAGCGCGTCGAGTGACCGAGCGGTGGGGTGTGGTGCTGCACTGGGTTGCCACACGCCCGTCCCCGACTCCTGGACCGGCCGTGGATCCGGCGTCGGTGGTTCCGGTGGGGCAGATCGCATCCGTGCTGATCTCCGCCACTGTCCTCGCGGCTGCGATCTCCGCCCTCGTGGCGTGGTTGAACAATCGGCGGAACGCTCGCATCCAGGAGCGGAAGAACACGGCCGACGAGAGCAACGACATCGTCGCCCGGTACAAGGAAGCTGCGGCGGAGGAACGGTCCGCGAAGGAGTCCGCGGTGCAGACGGTGCAGAAGCTGCTCGACATCTCGCAGGCACAGGTCGTGAGTCTGCAGTCCACGGTGGGCCGGTTGACGGACACGATCGACACGTTGCAGCGGTCGGCGACGTCGCAGCAGGGCATCATCGCGGCGATCACGCAGGAACGTGATCGGTTGCAGGAGGAGCAGGAGAACCTGCAGCAGCAGATCGACGAGAAGCGGGATGAGCTGTTGCGGGCGCAGCAGGAAATCCTCGAGCTCACGTACCCGCGGTCCGTGGTGACGGACATCAAGTCGCACCGCAACGAGGCGTGACACCCAGTTCCAGGCCGTAGGGCCGTGACATCGGAGAGAGGCCAGCATGGCAACGGATTACGCCACGATTGTGGTGCGGCGCGGGAACGCGGACGCGTGGGAGAACAGTCAGCGTCCGCTCGCTTCTGGTGAGTGGGGGTACGACGAGACGTCGCGGGTCATCAAGATCGGTGACGGGTACACGCTGTGGTCGGACCTGGCTTCTGCGATCACGGCGGGGGTTACCGGGCAGCTGCCGGATGTCGTGCGAACAGCTCTCGCGGCGAACCTCGCTGACCCGACGACCCCGGAGGGCGCTGCTCTGGCGCAGGCCATCGCCAGCAGCGGCGCCGGGGGCGGTTCCGCGCCTCTCGAGTACGACCCCGATACCGGTGTGTACTCCGTGCCGCATGGCTCATCCCTCACCTACGACGCCGCTACCGACGCGTACTCATCGAACTGACCAGGAGGTCGCTCATGGCAATTCCCTCGTTCCTCGCGTTCGACGCAGACACGAAACTGCCGCCGGAGCCCGCCGTCCGCGCTCTCCGAGAGAAACTTGGCCTGCCGAGCTACAGGGGCTCAACGATCGTGCTCGCTGGAGACTCACGAATCGCTGCGGAAATCGAGGGCTCGGACACGTCCAATGCGTTCCGCCGACAGCAGCATGGAGCGTTCGACTGGGCGAACGTGTTCCTTCGGCACCGCTTCGCCGTTCTGGCCTCCACCGGCGTCGTCGGCAATACCACCGCACAGCTGCTGGCCCGGTACGACAGGGACGTGCTCGCCTATCAGCCACAGAACGTGCTCATCGGCATCGGCGTGAATGACGTCACCAACCTCGTTCCAGTCGCGGACATCAAGGCGAACATTCTGCAGATGGTGGCCCTGAACGCCAGCGTCGGTGCTACCTCGATCCTCTGCACGGTGAACCCGCGCGACTCACACTCCGCTGATCAGCGCCTCGCCCTCGCCGAGTTGAACCGATGGTTTCTCGGCCTCGCAGTTCGAGGTGTGATTGTCGTCGATGTCACCTCCCCAGTCGTGAACGCGACCGCGATGACCTGGAAATCCGGCTACACGATCGACAGCGACGGGCTACACCAGAATCGAGCTGCCGCTCCCCGAATGGGCCGTCTCATCGCTGACCGGCTCGCGCCGCTCTATCCCTCGGTCAACCCGCTACCTGTGCTGCCGGCCGACCCTTTGAACCTCATCGTCAACCCGTTCATGGACGGATCGGGTTCGACCGCAACCGGCTGGCAGATCATCGGAGCCGTAACCGGATCGCTCGTACCTTCGACTGATCTACGACCGGGCAACTGGCAGCAGCTTGTGTCGACGGCCGCAACCAACACACACCTCCGACAGTTGAACATCGCGTGCCCGCCGGAGTGGATTGGTCGGAGGGTCAAGGGAGCGATCGAGTTCGTGTTCAATGCAGGCGCTCAGATGAGCAGCATCCAGTTGCAGCTCAACCACCAGAGCAGCGACGGGTCGATTCTCATGGCGTCGGCTGACATGAGTCAGAACGCCGGTGACTCCGGGGCGCTGAGCTACCAGCCTCTGGTCGATGCCGGAGCAGTGGTCTTTGAAACGACGGCCGCGACAGTGAAGACCGGCACGACGATGTTCCAGTTCATCCTGGAGTTGTCGAACTTCGTAGGCACCGTGCGAGCACGCCGCGGGGTTCTCACGCTCGCCGACTAGCACCAAGCGATTTCAACCAGTCGACCCCCTCGGGCTCCTTCGGGAGCTCGAGGGGTCTTTCGTCGTGCTCAGAGAACGCCTGCGTCCTTGGCCACCTGGACGATCTCCGCAGCCGCCCAGTCGTCGTTTTCGAACGTGCCGAGGAACCTGCGGGCCTCCGTTCCGTCCTCGAACCAGGCGCTCCAACCATCGATGTCATCGTCGCGGAAGCGTCCAAGTACTCGGGCGTCGCTCTCGCGAGAGAGCGTGAACGTTCCGTCGGCCTCGCTGGTGATCATAAGTCCGCTTTCCGCTGTCATGCGGATCACGGTAGACGATGAGACGTGCGGCAGTCTCCCCTACCTCGCAGCCGTGCGAGCGAATCGCGGCATCAGCGTCCTAGTCGACGTCTCCACCCTCGACGGCCAGAGCATCGCCTACCGCTCACGGCAACTCTTCGAGAGCGACGCCCGTCTCTCGGAGGAACCACTCGAACACATCTACCAGCGGATCGACCACGGGAAAGCCGACGAGTCTCGCAGCGTAGGTTCGATCCTGTCGAGCGTTATCCCTCCGCTGATCTCGGTGACCTACCCAGCTGGCGAGAAGGTCAGCCAAGGGACGGTACGACAGATGCTCGAACTTCGAGGGAAAGATCACTGGAAAGACGAGACCTGGCCTTTGCTCGACGGCTACCACGGCCCCGTGAGTCACAGCGTTTCGCACCAAGCGGATTCCTGGCATGAGCCGACCTTGCGTATCGGCATCCCGGCGATCGTCGTAGGTTCCGTCGGCGGCACGCAGCTGCTCGTCGAGCGCGCATGCCCAGAACGCTCCAGATCCGACTGCGGCGCCGCCCTCGATCGTGTTCTTCGTGTGCGCCAGCAGTTCGATTGCGTCGCGCAGCCCTTGCAACCCGATGTGCACACTCGATGTCATAGCTAAGGAGTCTGGCGGGGCATCACCGCGTCGCGCCAGACCCACGCGGAATCGGCTGCCTGCGAGAACCCCCACTCGACGAGCACCGCGCGCTCCGTGTACGCGATGACGTGGGCTTCTACTTCCAGGATACGGTCAGGGAACTGCACCCAGGCGAGCACGGGGTCGGGTGGGGTGACGTCGTAGTCGGGGCCACCCCGTGCCAGCTCGGGGAGTGAGTAGGCGGGGCCGAGAGCCCAGCGGTCGCGGCGCCGTCGTGCCATCAGTCGCGACGTGGCGCGAGCTTGCGCCGAGTGACGGACCGCCGCGGCACCCAAGCGCGCTGCAGCCTCCCCTGCCACGAGATTTCGACGTACACGGCGACGTCGGAGCGGGCGACGGCGAACGCCTTCACCTTCTCGAGCTCGCCAATCTGATCGAAGATCAGACGGTCGATCCAGATCGGCTCACGCGCATCAAGCTGCTCCGGCTCCCCGATCTGGTCGAGGGGCAGTGACGCCGCCGCGTAGACGGGAACGTCCTGGTGCTGAGGTGCAGCCCACCTGCGCTCGGCCATGGGGTACATGGTGACGACCACCACCGACAGCCAGTACCGTTCGACGATGGAAGAGTTCCTGAAAGGCATTGCTGAGCTCATCGGCAAGGCGGGGGCATCGGTTCCTCTTGTCGCGGGCGTTCTGCTGGGACTGTTCGCGAACGTCCTCCGAGACACGCTGAGCGACCGCCGCGACCGAAAGAAGGATGAGTTCACTCGCGCCCGCGCGGCGGAGGATCTGCGGGAACAGAGAGCTAGAGAAGCGGGGAAGGCGGCTTTGGACGTCGCCCTCAGCGCCTACCAGCACCTTCTTCGCTCGGATGAGCTCGCTGATCAGTGGAAACGCCGGGAGGGTGTGCCCGAGGGCGGATCGATCCCACCGCAGACCATCAGAACTCGCGATCTCCTCGGTCATGACTTCGAGGAAGCTATGGCGAAGCTCGAGCTTCAGTACGCCGGGCAGCTGAACGACGAGGAGCGTCGTGAGCTCATCGAGAGGGGGACGGCCACGGCACTCGCAACCGTTGACTGGGGGTACGGCACTCAGAGTCGAACGCCGAGCATGCGCCGAGACGTGGTGCGGCGTATTGCCGGCGTACTCTCGACCTTCCTAGCCGACAGCCCAGTGTCCACTTCAGATCGGGACGCGATCAACGCCCTGCACAAGATATGGATTTCAACCGGCGCTGAGGCCGGTGACGGGAACCCGGTTGAGCCACCCCTTCAACAGCAGAAGGCTTGGGTCGGAAAGCGCCTTCTCGGCTGGTTCGGATTTGGCAAGCGCTCAGCGTGAGGCTGCCGGCGGACTGCTGAGTTAGCCGCGGACCTCTCGTAGGTTCTGCGACTGCCACCCTTCGGGAACCGATGCGAGGTACGCCTGCAGCGCTGTGTCGTAAGTCGCACCGGTCGCCTCGTGCGGCTTCGTCGCTTTCGACCTCGCGTGTGCCTTGATCGTGGTCTCCCCCGTCGCCTTACTCGTTACCGTGTTCACCTGCTGCAGTTCAAACCCGTCGAGGTTCAACGCCGCGATAGCGGCCTGTCGAGCTTCAGTGATGTTGTCGCCGCTGCCTTCGGACTCTTGCGTCTCGGTCGACCGGAGGGTGCCTACTACTCTCGTCACCGACCCAGTATCTCGCCGTCGGGGCCGGTTTACTGACCTGGGCTGGCGTCGACCTCGTCGAACCCTCCGGCGGGCATCACGGTGACCCGCCATGCGGAGGTGACGGGTTCGTCGAATGCGAGGAGAGCGGTGCCTTTCGCACCTGGTGCAAGGTCGAACAGGGTGTACTTGTTGTTGACGTCAACGAGGGCGTTGTACTTGTCGACATCGTCTCCGGCTGCGTCTTCCCAGGCGGAGAACTTGTCGGCAAGGTCGATGCTCTCGATCTGCTGGCCGTCCTTCGTGACGATGGTGACGCCGTACATGTTGAGATCCTCGGTGCCTGCCGTGTTGTCGAGCTCAACGGGCACCAAGGTGACGGCTTCCCCATCGACGGAAGCACGGGCCGCTTCGACTGCTGCGACATCAGCGTTGCTCGGGTCGCCGCTGAGCTTGAACGTGCCGGTCGCTCCCTGGTAGTCGAACGTCCACGTGTCGGCGATGTGCTCGACGGGGGTCGGCGCCGTCGTCTTCGTCTCCGATGTAGAAGCGCCCGCCGCTTCGCCCTGATCGGTCGCCCCTCCACCGCTGCATGAAGCGAGCAGGATGCCGATGGCGGCTGCAGCTGCGAAGGCCGACGCGATTCTGGCGTGACGGTTCATGGTGTTCCCCCTTTTGATGATGATGGACCGGTCGGAGTGACGAGTCGCGCCATCGCTTGGAGGGCCGCGCGTTGGGCGTCTCGGTCTCCTCGCGAGCGGTACGCCCTGGACATCGTGACCGCCGAATGGCCGACGATGTCGCTGATCACGGCCTCGGAGACGTCGGCTGCGTAGAGCAGGTCGACGGCTGCGTGGCGTGCGTCGTGCAGTCGAGCGTCCTGCACGCCTGCTCTCCTCAGCATGTCGTGCCACGCGCGGTTGTCGTCGCGCGGGTCGATCGGAGAGCCAGCGACAGGGAGGGCGCCGCCCTGCCGACTGTGTTTCGGGTCGGAGGTCCACAGCAGCCCGTGCGGGTTCGGCTCCGACGCAGCAACACGCACACGCCGTTCGATGATCGACCGCAGCGGATCGACCAGCGGGACTAAACGCCACCCGGCGGCGGACTTCGGCCGGGACAGCCAGAGCCCACCCGTGAGGTGGCGGAACTCCTGATCCTCCGGAGCGGCCAGGTGCCGGTCAGGGCACTTCGCCCCTTGCTGTGCGCCGCAGCGCGGCGGCCCGAACGACTCCCCCCTGCAGCCGTGCGACCACGAGAACCGCTTCAACTGCCACGACAAGTCGAGCTCGTCGGTGACACGGTCGAGTTCGAGGCCGAGGAGTTCTCCCTGCCGTGCACCCGTCAACAGTGCGGCGGCGATGCGTGAACCGAGCCGGTCGTGCTGCACTGTCTCGAGGATCCGAGCTCCGTCGTCGGCGGTGAGGGCGACGAGCTGCGCCGGCTTCTTCTTGGGTGCGCTCACAAGCGTCGCGACGTTCCGCGGGATGTGCTCGTACCGGACGGCATCACGGAGTGCGAGGGACAGCACTCGGTGGGCCTGCTGAGCGCTGGCGCCACCCAGTCCTCGGCCGCGGATGAACTCCTCAACCTGCCCGACGTGGGTCGGCGTGAGCGCACGGAGTCCTACGGTTCCGATCGCCGGCACGATGTACTGCTCAATGCTGGTCCGGTACGAAGCGATGGTCTTCGGGGCGATTTTCTTCGAGTGGATGTGCGCGAACCAGTGGCGTAGCCACGTCTCCAGCGGCTCGCCGTCGTCTACTCCGATGTCGGCAAGCGCGGCAGCAAGCTCAGCGCGGTTCTCGGCGCTGAGTCCGCTCACGAGCGCCTGCCAAGTCATGCCCTGAGCGTCGTGCCACAAGCACCTCGGAGTCAAATGTCACTAGTGCTACTTCCGCGCGTTTACGCGGATCGAAGGCAGTAACGGTTCTGTAACTTCCGGCCGGGCCCCGTCCGTTCCGCGCCCCGCGGATGGCCGTCAGAGGTTCGCAAACTCCTCCGCGACGGGGACCACCCTGATGCTCGGGGTGCGGCCGATCGTGTTCAAGCCCGGCCGGCGGCGCACCCCCTTTCGGGGGCTAGGGCGGCACTCAGGATGCCCATAGCGTTCCCCTCGGGGGCGGGCAGCACCGAGGGGCGGTGCTGACACCCTCTGGGGAAGGGGAAGCGATGTGAACGAACAACGCAGTATCGATCCACCTAGTGGGCTATCACGAAGGGGACTCATCGGAGGGGTCGGAGCGATCGTGGCTGCTGGCCTCGTCGCCGACGCAGCTTATGGCGCCAGGCCGGCAGCGGCAGCCACCGTGTGGTGGTTCCCGTTGGCGACGGCCAAGAGCTACTCCTCCGGGTACGGATGGCGAACGCATCCGGTCACCGGGGTCAGGTCGTTCCACGACGGCGTCGACATCCGAGCGAGCATGCTTACGCCCGTCTACGCAATGCGGGACGGCACCGTCAATTTCGCCGGGCTACACGGCGCGACCGTCAGCGAGGGTTTCGGCAACTACGTCCGCATCCAGCACGCCGACGGCTACGAAACCGGGTACGGACATCTCCAGTACATCGACGTGGCAAACGGGCAGAACGTACAAGCCGGGACCCTCATCGGTCGCAGCGGCAGCACCGGAGTCTCGACTGGACCGCACCTGCACCTGCTCATGCACCAGAACGGGTCGAGCGTCGACCCGACAGCGATTCTGAAGGCTGCTCCGCTTGCGACCGGCACAGCACAACCCATCGACGTACCGACAGACGAAGAGGAAGACGACATGGCAAACGTGATCACGGTCTCCGTGCCCGACGGCAGCACAGGGCAGGTGTGGTGGTCGGTCAATCTTGGCGACAACACCAAGGCCCGGATCTACAACGGTACCCAGCTGACGTTCCGCAGGAACATCGGTATCCCCGAGTACAGCAACCAGCCCCCGCAGACGCTGCAGGGCTACAGGGAACTGCCGACAACCTGACGCAGTAGTCAGGCAGACCGGACATCGAATGGCCCCCTCATGCGCCGCGCGTCATGAGGGGGCCATTCGCGTCTGCAATGGAGTGCGAGCTGACGGCGCGGTACGCGTCTTCGCGGAGCGAACGCTGTGTGCACTGCTGTGTGCACTTGGCAAAGAAAGTAGCCCCGCTCGGCAGGCCTGGATGGGCGTGCTGAACGGGGCTTTTCCATGGAGCCGCCTGTCGGAATCGAACCGACGACCTATTCATTACGAGTGAGTAGACGCGTGAGAGTTGCCCTCAATAGGTGCCTGTCGAGCACTCGCACCTAGAGCCCGACGACGTCAAGCGTGGCGAGAAGCTTCTTCATCGGCATGTAGAGCTTGAGCGGGTCCGTCTTAGTGGGCACGAAGTCAAGCTTTTCCTCGTACCACTTGGCGAGGCGAGCGTTCTTGGCGTCAAGGATCAACACGCGCGCCGGCACGTAAGCGAGAGACTCCCGCGCGGCGATGAATACCTCCGTCATCAGCGCCTCGCCGACGCCCGCTCCCCTCAGATCAACTCTCAGTGCGAAACGTGCGAGCAGAAGTGCTGGTATCTCTGTCAGTCCCCCCGCGGCGCTTCCCGTCACATCGGCCGGCACGACTCTGCGGTGATCGAACGCGAAGACGCCGCAGACATTCCCCTTGCCGTCCTCACATACCCAGACCGAGGCAGAGCGGGACGCCTGGGCCCTGTGCGCTTTCTCGCGCACCCACTCGTCCATGGACGAGTCGCCACAGGAGAAAGCCCCTAGGTCATCGGTAGCACCTAGGGGCCTCGCAGTTTGAAGAACGCCCACTTAACTGAACTTAGCTCGCCTCAGCGTCGACGCCAGACGGTCAGAAGGGGCATCATCAGACAGGGCCGCGACCATCTCCTCGAAGTCGTCCATCCGGACGTACTCGAAGCTTGATGCCGGCAGCGCAGGGTGATGCCCATGGCTAGCGAGCACGCCACTGTAGTAGCGGCGCATCGCCGTCAATTCGATGTTGGTGTTACGCCCTTGAAGCCATGCCGACTTCCAAGGCAGCTCTTCATGAGTCATGTTCTCGAGCTCGTCACCCGAATACGAGCGGTAGAACTCGACGACCGCTGCAATCAGCTCGGCGCTATGAGTTGGGAGGTCCGGCAGGGGAGTGTCAATGTCGCGCGCCCTAACAGCCATCGCGTAGCGGTGGCGACCCCAAAGTTGGCGGACGACAGGACCGTGCTCCCAGGCTTGGAAGCTGTCGTCGATGAGCGGCTCGTTGAACGCAGTGACATGCCAGGCTTGACAGTAATATGCCAACTTTTGGATCTTCTTTCCAGACACCGACTGGTCGATTCGAGTCAGGATTTCTTTTGCTAGTTCGAAAACGGTAATCAAGTTTCACCCCCTCGGGACGGGTTACTAGGGTTGGTTCGATGAGTTATCCACAGAACTTTCCACAGGTTACTCACACATGAGTATAGCGACCTGCGACATCGACACGCCGTGAGCGACCTTCAGTTCAACTTGCGCGTTCGTTGGACCTTCCCACCTCGACAGTCGGCGTGAGATCGAAGATACGCCCTTCGCTTGCGGCATAGCAGCGGGGCCCCAGGCCAGTTCGTCGGCGGCGCTCAGTAGAGCGATGCACGAGTCCGCAGTGAGTCCGCAACAGCACCACTTCGGCACTCGAACCGACTACCCCTGGCCACACCCTGATCCCCGCGGGTTCAACGGTCACACCACGAGCCACCACCCGACTACACCCTTCCGCGTGTACTTCGGCTACTCGCGGAAGCACAGCAAGCTGGCGGCCGGCGAGCCGACCGACGCGACGAAGCCGTAGCGAGCAGGCGCCCTAGCGTCCGCTCCAGCGCACCCAGCCCTGCACCTGCGCCGCAGCGCTCTCGAGCGAGGAGTGCGCCCCGTTGATCGAGTGGTCCGGCGAGTCCACCGTGAACTGGTCCGTCCGGGTGACGTCGCAGACGACTTCGGAGCCGAGCCACACGTTCCAGTGGTCTGCAGAATCGTGCACCCACCGCAAGCGGTCCGGCAT